GCGGCTTTCATGGTAGTGGCGGCTGCGGTTTTCGCAGTAGCCTTCGTACCAAATCTCCTCAAGCTCCCGCATGGTTTTCGGCTTTCCGGCGTTTATCTTTTCCACCAGGGCCGCGTCCATCTTTTTGCAGAACCGCATCCGTTCAGGCTCTATCTGCAGGGCCTTGTAAAAAAGGTCGTTCTTGCTGGCGATGATGTTGATGAAGTTTTTAATGCTCCTGGGCGTATGGTCCGTGCCGTTCAGGTGAATGTGTATCCCGCAGGAGGGGTTGGTAAATGCTCCGGCTTTGCGAAGCTTTCTGACCAGTTCCTGCAGGGTTGCAATGTCCTCGCGGTAGTTTAAAACCGGGCTTACCAGTTCCACGCTGTATTCGTGCTCGGCGCTTATTTTTCTGCCGTTTACCTTAACTTCCCGGCGGATGCTCCCGTCGCTCATAAACTTCCAGGTGCGTCCGTCAGGGGTGTGTACCTTTTGGGTATCGTAGCTGTCCCGGCAGTTTTCGATCCTCCCGTTTAAAAACTCCGCCGCCACCTCGGCGGCCTGACTTCTGGTAATCCCGGTGAACTCAATCTCGACTCCAAACTTGGCGTTTAACATGCTTTTCTTAGCTCCTTTCAGGTGTATTTTTCTTTGGTGTGTACATATATCACTCTGAAAGGGCCGTATAGCAAGGGATTTTAAGCTAAATACACCGCTGAAATCCGCAAAAAATAGGGCTTTTATCGGGGCGGTTTCCTCTGGTTATTCTTCGAGTTTTCTTATCTCATCCTCGCCAAAAACTACCCCCAGCCCGCTGCCCGAGTCCCAGTCCACAAACACGGTGCCGGTATCGTCGATAAAGGATACTGTTCCCCGGTCGCCGGGTTTCAGTTTGGTGTAAGGGTCATCCATGCGGACCAGCTGAACCCGCGTACCAGGAGGATAATTTGACCTCAGCGCCTTTAACATTTCCGGATAAATCTGCTTCATGCTTCAGTCGCCTCCTCTGGGCTGCGCGTACCGTTTTTGAAAGCGGCGCTGCCGGTTAGCCTGGAGAGCAGAACCTTGCGTTCCTCTTTGTATTCCGGCCCGATAAATCCCAGGCGCAGCAGGAAGCAGCGAAAGGCGTATTTTTCGTTGTTATAAGTCTTTTCGGTGGCCGTTACCCGCTGCTGGTTCTTGGCCATGGCGCAAAGCGCCCCGATGAAGCGGGCATAGGCGTTGACTTCTTCCGCTGCAAGGCTGCCAGAGAACCAGGGGAAGCGCAGCTTGTCTTCAGTCTGTTCAATCGGCAGCCGGTCTGCACCCAGAGCTTTCTTAATAAGGGTTTCCTTGCTCTTAACCAGCCGCTCCAGATTGGTAATGGCGGCTTCGGTAAAACCTTCTCTGGGCATCTCAATAACCAGTTCGCTTGGCGCTTCAAACTCAAATCCACGCTGGTCAAGCTCGTTTAATAGTTGCTCAAGCTCTTCGCCGCTGTTGATTTCACTGGTGCTAAGGGTGCCTCCTTTGTTGACGGTAAACCCGCCAATGACGTAAGCAAATGTCGGCGGGCCTTGGTATTCCGGCGCGGTGTTCAGGATTTCGCTGATCGACTGAATCAGTGCTTTGCGCCTAGCGCCGGTAACGTTAAACTTAAATTCCATGGAATCGACCACCTTTCTGTCTTGGTAGTCATATACATCACTCTTAAGCTATGGAATAGCAAGCCTTTACACCAGTTTTTGCGCACTTTCAAAGGGTATTTTCTGACCGCCGCGCAAAAGGAAAACATCAGCATTAGAACCTTTAAATTCAATGTACCTATTCACAATAACGTCGCAGAACTTCTCGTCCAGTTCTACCGTGTAACAAATCCGGCCGGTCTGCTCACAGGCAATCAGGGTGCTGCCCGAACCGCCAAACGGATCAAGAACAATACAGCCCGTCATGCTGGAGTTGAGTATCGGGTATGCTACCAGCGGGACGGGCTTCATGGTCGGGTGATCAGTATTTTTCCTGGGTTTATCGAACTCCCAGATAGTAGACTGCTTGCGGTCGGAGTACCAGGCGTGTTTGCCCGCTTTCTTCCAGCCAAACAGGATCGGCTCGTGCTGCCACTGGTAAGGTGAACGTCCCAATACCAGCGACTGTTTTTTCCAGATGCAGGTTCCCGAAAGATAGAATCCTGCTTCCAAAAAGGCTTTTCTAAAGTTTAATCCTTCGGTATCGGCGTGGAACACATAGATGCTGGCATCTTTAGCCATCGCCTTTTCGGTCAGGGTGAAAGCTTCCAGCAGGAACTGGTAGAACTTTTGGTCCGCCATGTTGTCGTTTTTAATTTTGCCCGCCGTTCCCTCATAATTGACATTATACGGAGGGTCCGTCACCACCAGGTTGGCCAGTTTGCCGTCCATGAGCAGGGAAAAGGTCTCCGCTTTGGTGCTGTCGCCGCAGACCAGACGGTGTGGACCCAACAACCACAGATCACCCTGCTTAGTTATAGCAGGCTTGGCAAGTTCACCCTCCACATCGAAATCGTCTTCTTTAACGTCCTCGACACCGCCCAGTAGTTTGTTCAATTCCGCGTCGTCAAAGCCGAGGAGCGACACGTCAAAGTCGGCAGCCTGCAAATCAGCAATCTCTACCGAGAGCATTTCAGTGTCCCAGCCAGCATTTAAAGCCAGGCGGTTGTCGGCTATGATATAGGCTCGCTTCTGGGCTTCAGTTAGGTGTTCCGCGAACACACAGGGCACCTCAGCTATACCTTCCTCCTTGGCAGCGAGGATGCGCCCGTGCCCGGCGATGACGTTAAGGTCTTTATCCACTATGACCGGGTTCACGAAGCCGAATTCCCTAAGTGATGCTCGAAGCTGAATTATTTGCTCCTTGCTATGTGTGCGGGCATTGCGAGCATATGGTATTAACCGGTCGATATTAACTTTTTCAAAACGCTCAGTTGTGTTCATACATATTTACCGTCCTTTCCTGCCTGACAGCAGGGCTTCCATAATGTCGTCCTGCGGATTGCCGACAAAGGCAGTAGTGCAATTCTGTTTGACGATGTCAAAAATCTCGTACCAGATGAGGTTGGCCTGCTTCTGAAAGGATTGGCTCATCTGTACGAAGGGGCTGGCTATAGCGCCGCCCGTGGTCGGGTGTTTTCCTAAAAGCCCGTAGGTGCTGATAGCCTCCTCACACTGGATGTAACGGGTAAACGCCTGGGCATAGGCTTCGATCAGCCGCGGGTTTACGAATTTCTCACACCCGCGGTCCTTGAGCCATTTCCAGGTTTCTATGAACAGAGCGTCAGCGCCCAGCGGCTTACCATCTTTTTGTCTCGCGCTAAGGTAATCGCTGGGTGCGGGCATATCTTCCCCGTATAAATCTGACGCATCGTCAAGATCATCTGCTTCGAGTATCGACTCGGGATTAAACTCTGGGACTTCTAATATTTTGGCAGCCTTTCCGGCGGCGATTTTATCAGCCAGGGGCTGCGGTTTATCGCCGGCACGGACCCGGCGGCCACCTCTGTTGGTTCCGTCTTTGGCCACAAACCATCACCTCCTTGCTGTGACAAGGCCAAATCCCCCGTTTGAACCGTGATTTTTGCGCGCGAAGGGGGCCGCCCGTTCTCCGGGGCAGGACTGTAAAGATTTTGCCCCCCCAGGCCATTAAATCTTGCAATTTGTAATCACGTTGTAAAGCGATTCAGTATATTATATTGAATGATTGCATATAATGCTTTATAATCAAGGTTAGAGAGGAGCTGATACGATGGCTAACACCACCAATTTAAACATCCGCATCGACGAGGATTTAAAACGCCAGGCGGACGCTATTTTTTCGGAACTCGGACTCAACATGTCCACGGCGATAAATATGTTCCTGCGCTATTCCGTCCGTTACGGCGGCATCCCTTTTGAGCTGCGCGTCGAAAAGCCTAACGCGGATACCCTGGCGGCCATTGACGATGTCAACAACAACCGCAATATGAGCAAAACCTTTACTAGCGTCGATGACCTGATGGAGGACTTAAATGCTTAAGATCAGATACTCCAGCCGGTTTAAAAGAGATTTCAAAACTATTGTTAAGCGCGGCTATGATGTTAAGCTCTTCGAGGAGGTGCTGCGTTTCCTTGTTGAGGAGAAGCCTCTGCCTCCCAAATATCTTGACCACACTCTGGCCGGCAACTATGGCGCTCATCGTGAATGCCACATTACGCCGGATTGGCTGCTCATATATAAAATTGAAAAAGATATTTTAACTCTGACCCTTACACGTACTGGAACCCACAGCGATTTGTTCTGACTAAGATTTTATTTGCGGGAATAGTTTCATCCCCATCTCCCGCCCTCTTTGGCCGTAACCGCCGAGTGACAGGACTTGCACAGACTCATCAGGTTCTCCGTCGCGTTGGTACCACCTTTGGACAGGGGTACAATATGATGCACTTCCTCCGCCGACGTCAGCCTGCCTTCCTTTTGGCACACCTCGCAGAGCGGGTGCTGGGCAAGAAACCTGTCACGGACGCGCTTCCAGCTCCTGCCGTAGCGTTTTTTCACGGCCGGGTCCCGCTGGTATTTCTCGTATCTTGCGGCTTCCTGTTTAGCGTGTTCCTCGCAGAATCTTCCGTCCGTCAGTTTCGGGCAGCCGGGGTGAGAACACGACCGTTTGGGTTTAAATGGCATAATGCTTCACCTCAATTAGGCATAAAGAAAGCCCCCGCAGGTTGGTTCCGCGAAGGCTCTGATACAGCTTTCGATATTACAATTATACATAGCCCTGGATCAAACACTCCCTCATAATTCCCTCATCTTTATCCGAACAGCATACTGCGCAGGTGGTTCAGCGCGTTGCTCCGCAGTCGCTCGATATGGCTTTCACTGTAGCTGAGTTCACTCATCAGTCGGTAGGTTGCACCGGACTTCTGGTTGTCACCCATGTAAAATTCAGAAAGGATGTGCTGCTCGGTATCAGTCAGGCTTGACCAGGCAGGTTCAAACCACGCCATGTATTCTATCGCCTGGCTGTAGCGCTCCCGCAGGATGTCCAGCTTGTCAATCTGCGCCGCCAGTTTGTCGGCTCCTGCCTGCGGATTCCTTGCAGAAGGCATCCTTGATAGCTTGGGGGTTCTGGGCGTAATCATTTTTTCGTACACACTCTTTATTTCCTCCGGAGTGTTGTTGATGATAAAACGCATATTGTTATAGTCGCGTATGGCGGCAATCGTCGCCGCGTTCTTATTGATGTATTTCAGCGCAATCATATGACCGCCTCCTTTTTAAGGTTTGCCCTGACCGCATCAATCAAAGCGGCCTGCGTTTTGTCTTTGAGCCGTAATACTTTCATGACCTGCTCGTCAATCGTACCCTTGGTGATAATATGATGGATAATCACCGTATCCTTTTGACCTTGCCGCCACAGCCTGGCATTGGTCTGCTGGTAGAGTTCAAGGCTCCAGGTAAGCCCGAACCAGACCAGGGTGGAGCCGCCCGCCTGCAAATTCAATCCGTGCCCGGCTGATGCCGGGTGAATTACTGCCAGTGGTATTTCTCCGTCATTCCACCGTTTTATAGAGTCGGCGCTGTCCAACTTCTCAGCAGGGAAGCGGTTTAATATCCGCTCCAGGTCATGCTTAAACCAGTAAGCCACCAGAACCGGCTTGCCGTTGGAGGCTTCGATAATATCCTCCAGGGCATCCAGCTTACGGTCATGTAAGTGCGCTACACCGCCGTTCTCATCATAGACCGCCCCGTTGGCCATCTGCTGCAGCTTACCTGACAGCGCGGCGGCATTGACAGCGTCAATCTCCCGCCCTTTAAGGGACAGTACCAACTCGCGCTTCATTGTCCGGTAGCAAGCCATTTCATTTTCTGACAGCCTGACGGGGATCTCGTTCATCACCAGTTCCGGCAGCTTTAAATAATCGGTGTTCTTCATACTGATGGTGATATCGGAAATACGGCGGTAAATCTCATCTTCCGCTCCGGGCAGAGGCTTATAGCTGAAAACGATCTGCTGATTGCGCTTGTCCGGGATAAAATAATTATTACGGAAGTGGGTGATATACCGGCCAAGGCGCTGTCCCATATCGAGGATGCCGATTTCAGCCCATAAATCCATGAGTCCGTTACCGGATGGCGTACCTGTTAGCCCAACGATGCGTTTTACCCTCGGGCGGACACGCCGCAGTGCCTTAAACCGCTTTGAACAATATGCCTTGAAGGAGGAAAGTTCATCAACCACCACCATATCGTAGTCAAAAGGGAGACCGCTCTTATTTACGAGCCAGTCCACATTTTCACGGTTGATGAGGTACACATCGACGTTTTGCATAAGTGCAAACTTGCGTTCCTGCTCCGTGCCGACAGCCACTGAGCAGGTCAGGCCTTTCAGGTGATCCCACTTTTCGATTTCGGCAGGCCATGTGTCACGGGCTACCCGAAGAGGGGCGATGACCAGAACCTTGCGAATCAAGAAGCTGTCAAGCGCAAGGTCGAAGATGGCGGTAAGGGTAATAACACTCTTACCAAGCCCCATATCCAGAAATACCGCCGAGATAGGATGCTGCAGTATGAAATTGGTCGCATAGGTTTGGTATTCATGAGGACTGTATTTCATCAAGTATCTCTCCAATTTGCTCGGCATCGTCAATGCAGAATACTAAAAAGCCTAACGCCTCCAGTTGCCTTTTCCGCTTTTCCTGCAAGGGGCGAAGTCGTTTGCCTGGCGCTTTGAGTTCTATGAAGGCAAGCTTGCCATGGGGGAGAAGCACTAAGCGGTCAGGCACTCCATCAAAACCAGGTGAAATAAGCTTCAGGGCGATGCCGCCCATCGATTTGACTGTGTTTTTGAGTTTAAATTCTATGTTTTTTTCTCTCATGAGAATCCTTTCTGCCTTTTCCGGGTTCCAGGTTCCAAGAGGTTCCACAAATTCTATATACCCTATACGCGCGTATATGCGGGTACACACGATACCCTTTTCCCCTATATACAAAAATATTTATATATATTGGAACTATGGAACACTTGGAAAAAGCCTTGATATTTCAAGGTTCTAAGAGGTTCTAAGACTGGTTGCTTGACGCCTCGTGGCAACCAGCGGAAACATATCTGCTATGACTTCTTCCGCTGTTTGACCGTCATTGATCCGCACCCACACATACTGAGCGCCATAACCCTTGATTTTCTTTTTCTGGCCGGAGTACACCCAGCCGCCGATCTTTTGCATGATTAGCTTGATTTTGTAACTGTCAGCCTGGCGCTCGAATTTACCCCGGTCGTTGCCGAAGCATTCACACCAGATTTCCATATTGCTGACGTACTCGCGCTGAATCTTGCCTTCCGGCCGCAATGGGTCGTCCGAGGAAAAGTAATGTTTCCGGCTGTACAAATCCATATCATACCAGCCTTCCGGCAGGAGCATATCGAGGTATTCGCGCACCACGCCTTCGCGCTCATCAGCTTCCAGCGCCGCCGTCTGTTCCGCTTTTGCCTGCTGGGCGACTTTTCCTTCAAGATAGAGTTTTTCTCCCTGCATCCAGTAGTGCTTTGCTTCAGCCCAGATCTGCGGCACATCGGTTTCGGGCAAATCCCAACCTTTATTGCTGCCGCCCCAGACACGCACCACCCAGAAACGGCGATTGCCGGTGGTATCACGCAGGAATCCCGCGTTTTCCGCATTCGTAGAGCCGACGATAATGCATTGGCGCGGATGGCTTTCGACTGTCCGCCCATAGGAGGGGCGGTACTGGTCGTCTTGTCGGGAGAGAAAGCCCTTGATGTTGTTGACGTCCATTTTCGATAGACCCGCTAATTCAGGAATTTCTACAATCCAGACACCCTGAATTTTTTCTGCAGCATCTTTGCCTTTGCCCATATCGGTAAAGTTTAAGCTGTCGGAAAACCATTCTCCGGCCAGCCGGGCAAAGAAAGTGGACTTGCCGAGGTCGGTCCGTCCGTTTAAGACCAGCATGGAGTCGAACTTGATGCCCGGCTGATAGATGCGGGCCACCGCCGCCGCGAGGGTTTTACGGGTGACCATTCTGGTATACTCCGAATCCTCTGCGCCAAAATATTTAACCAGCAAGGTTTCCACACGATTGACACCATCCCATTCGGGCAGGTTGTCCAGGTAATCACGAATAGGATGGTAGGCGCGGTCATCTGCCACCTTGGTAAGCGCAAGCTCATAGTTGCGGGAAGAAAACGTGCCGTAGGTTTTATCCACATAAGCAACCAGCTGCGCCATATCCGCATCCCGCCATGGCTGATACGGACGTTCCCACGGCAGAGCGTCATCACCATATATTTGATTGGCAAGCCGGTTATACCGGATGCCTTGCAGCTTGGGGTCGTTTTTTAGGATGAGCAGCAGGTTGCCAAGGGAGTTTTTAAGCACGGTAGAGCGTGGCTCATACTCCAGTTTTTTCTCCCAGTCTGTATCTACCACGGCAAATTCAGCCGAAGCCTGTGTCCGGCGTTCTTCTGCCAATAGCAGTTTTACACGTTCGTCATTTACAGCAAGCTCCGACATTGCCTTATAGGACGGCAGCTTATTTACCGGGGTATCTTCTGCGGACTTATCGTCAAGGCTTCGAAATTTATGGAGCCGTACCAGGTCAAACGCATTTAACAGTTTTCCGCAGACGGGGTCGGTGGCATGATGGCTATAAGCGAACACGCTGTCATAGATAACCACGCCCGCGCTGCTGTCAGCTGGTATATAGTCGTATCTTCCATTCATAGCGGACGGCTCATATACATCGGAGAGGAAGGTGTCGATTGCGTCTTCAACAGTATAGGCACGGTTGAACGCACCGATGATACCCGGCTTGGTAAGCGGATTACCGGCTTCGGCGACACCACTTCGCGCCACCTCGGATTGGCGGCTGGAGCGCGGCCATGTGGACTCGTCCTGCCAATCGTCATAGCGTGCAAGATATATATCCGGGTCAAGATTGCTGCCATCTTTTTTCTGAAACCAGAATTCACCGTTCATCGAAGTAGACGGCCAGTACATGAGCCGGTGGGCTTCATAGGTTGTATCGTCGAACAGGTCTATTCCAATGTCCTTTGCTACCACCCGGGCTACCGCAGGATATTCCGCTTCGCTAACATCGCGGGAAAGTGGGATGGCAAGGCGGATACGAGGCTTTTCAGGAGTATGCTTATGGGTGGAGTAGGCACAGCACTTGAAGCCGCACTTCATAATGACTTCATCCCAAACCCCCGGCGTTCCGTAGTCCATATCTAAAAGAATCATGGAGCGGCAGAGTACAAAGCCCTTTTTGCGCCTACCTTCGCGCAAATGACCGGCTACATAACCGCCTACATCCTTGATAGCATCCTGCTGACCTTTTTTCAGTTTGCGGTATTCCTCTACGGTTTCCGTCGTGCGGACGGTGGAACTGACTCGCATGCAGAAATCCTCCCAGGATATGTCGCTGTTTTTCCACTTCTTATCCATGCGACTATTGCCGTAAGAAATCTTCATCCTGAAACCTCCCTGCAGTCCTCAGAAAAATATCTGATAGGGTATTTCTTTCGCTTGGCTCTCTCAATCTCTGCCTTCATGCCGGAGGAGATATAAGTGCCAAACACCCAGACTTCAGCGCATTTTGCCATGAGTACATTGCCAAAGAATAATCCTAGGCTGCGTTCTGCCAGGTTATTGTCATCTAAAAACTGAGGATATAGCAGGTGCGGTGTGATAGGGATATATCCCATATCAACCGCAAACCGGCTATATCGCCTGGCAGACTTGATGTTGTTTCCGATATCCCCGGAGTAGGGGGAACAGATATATACAAGAGGCCAAAAAGATCTAACGGCCTTTTCCTCTTGCTCTATAGATGTTAAAGCTTCATAGGCGGTGGGGTCATAGTAGCCTTCTAAGTTGTATTTGTCGGTGCTCATAGCGTCATCTCACACTTTTGGGGAAGGAACAGGGTTTCCAACACTTCATAGGCATAACTGTTGGTGAACTTAAAACGGTCATCATTCGTTTGGCACTTTTGAATTTCATAACCGTGCTGGCGTGAATATGCTGATGCTGCCCGACCGTTACGCTGGCAAGTTTTCATGTCCCATCCCATATTGAAGTGCTGATTGAATTTCATAATTGTCCAAAATTTCTCGGATTCATTGAGCCTTATGGCTAATTCCTCATTTTGGGCAGCAAGTTTGGCATTTTTCATCTGTTCCTCTTTAAGCTGTGTTAAAAGCCGAATGCCGAAGTCAGGATCGGCAAGTATTTTATCAATGGTTGTCTCCGTCATATATGTGCCATGCTTGCGGATAGAGGGGAGAACTTCGTCAAACACCCAGCGTTCAAAACGAATGGCACCGGGAAGGTTAGAGCGGATAATGAGACGGTAAAGGTCGCCTTCGGGTATGAAAGTTTTTTCAATCGTTTTATTTGGATTTTGCGGATGGGGTACTCCCTGTTTTAGGGAGTACCTACAATGCATCGCTATTGCATTATGTGGTTTGGCATACCCCAGAATGGTGGCGCATTCCGTTGCTGGGAAATAGGCCTTGTCATTAATCATTAGCACACTTAATGAGCCGAATTCACTGTTGTTGAAAATCTGTATTTGGTTATTCATAGCGACCCTCCAATCTTGACCCGCTGCACTTCTGGCAGTAAACCGTTGTGCCATACAGGTCACCCTCGTCATCGCTGAATAATTCTGCTAGGTTAATTTCTACCTCACACCCACAGCCGGGGCAGGTACAGAACACATTGTCATCGTGGATTTCCACAATTACCTCAACCGCGTCGCTGAGCTTTTCTCTTACATAAAACATGTTTTTACCTCCCATCTTGAAGGCATCATTGCCCTCTACCATCCACAGGACAGGAGGCACGGTTTTGAGTACTTTATATCAGTCCTTTTTATAAAAATCTGTTTCATATCCGTCTGCCCGCAGTAAAAGGCCTTTTGCCCAGGGCGGGGTTTGGCCCATTTGATTGCATACAGCCTCAGTTGACATACGGTGATCAGCTTCGATAACAATCTCATCGTGGACGTGCATCACGATGGCGCAGTCTCGAAGATTCTGCATGGCATAGCAGAGGATATCCCGGCTTATGGCCTGGACGATGTTTTCCACAAACTTTGGGCCATAGCTATCAATCCGCTCCCATTTCTTTGTGCCGCCGACACCTTCGTAGGTGATGCAGTCTGATCTAAATCGGTTTTCTCCAATACGCGGTTTCACATATGAAAGACGCCTGCCGGATGGAAGAATGATAAAGAGCATTCCGCTCTGATAGGAAAAGCGGATGCCATGTGTCGCTGTGGAGGAACGCTCCTTGACTGCTGTCATAGCGGCACGGTCGATATCCCACCAAAGTCGTACGATATTGGGGTTCGACGATCTCCAGGCGGAAACAAGTGGTTGGAGTTCTTCCTCTTCAAGCCCCATCTCAATTGCGCCCATAGCTTTGAGAGCGCCGACTGATCCGCCGTATCCGAGAGCGAGTTCGGCGATTTTACCTTTTTGCCGCAGGTGGCCGTTGATACCGTTTTTTTCTACAGGAACATGGAACATCTGGGAAGCGGAAGCACAGTAGATATCACCACCGGATTCAAAGACTTCCTGCCGCCATTTTTCACCTGCAAGCCAGGCGATGACCCTTGCTTCAATTGCCGAGAAGTCCGCCACGATGAATTTACAGCCGCTTTTCGGGATAAAGGATGTACGGATGAGTTCTGACAACACATTTGGTACGGATTCGTAGAGTATTTCCAAAGCCGCGAGGTTACCAGAACGCACAAGGTTTCGAGCCTGTTCCAGGTCGGGCATGTGGTTCTGGGGCAAATTTTGCAATTGTATTAATCTGCCAGCCCATCTGCCGGTTCGATTGGCCCCGTAAAACTGGAACATCCCACGGGCGCGGCCGTCAGTGCAGACGGCGTTTTCCATTGCAACATATTTCTTAATTGATGACTTTGCCAGTGACTGCCTGAGTTCCAGCACCTTACCGAGCGATTCCGGTGCGGTTTTCAGCAGTTCTGCCACAGCCTTCTTGCCAAGCGAATTGGTTTCAAGGCCGTGGTCAGAAAGCCATTGCTTCAACTGAACCACAGAATTTGGATTCTCGACTTTGGTCAGTTCCCGTATCATACGGGTCAGTTCGGAGCGTGAACGTTTATCCATATCAATGGCTTGAAGCACAAGAGCCATATCCAGTGCTACACCACGGTCGTTGATCTCCTGGTCGAGGTGATATTCCTCCCAAACTTCCTCCGGCATGGGGAATTTTGCCAGCTTCTTTTGTATGGACATCTCGGATTCCACATCTCGACGGTTATAGGCTATGAATGACGACCACTTATCCGGGGCATCGGTTGGCAGATTACGAGTGCGACCACCGTTTGCGGCGGTAGATTTGCAGGGTTGGCAAAAGTAGCGGATAAGGTCCTTGCCTTCCGTCAGCTTCTGCTTTTCCAAGCCCAGAACGGCACCGGCTCCCTCAAGGGAAAGGGGTAGCCCCATGTATGCCGACCACACCATCGTGCAGCGCCAGGATTTTGGATTAAGATACTGACCCGTGGACATACCCAGCCACTTTGACAAGCAGATGCGTTCAAACTGAGCGTTGAAAGCCCACTTTGTCACGTTATCGTCCATAAGCGCATCGACCACTTCGGGTGGAATTGTTTCGCCGCGCGTGAGGTCAACCACCCGAACCTCGCCGCCATCAACAGAATAGCCGAAGAGCAGAATTGCAAAGTCCGGTGATTCCGTATAGCGATAGACCCCGCTTTTGGCGAGGTCTACAGTGCTGTACGTTTCTATGTCGATACTGAGCGCCCTCATGAGAGGAAGTCCTCATCGATTTCGGTGGCGAAATCGTCCTCAGCTCTGGACTTGCCGCCAAGAGGTTCACCATCACGGATTTTCTGTAGATTGTTCAGTCCGCAGGCAATACCTTTGTTACCGTTGCTATTAAAGGCATAGAAGTTGATACTAGCTCTGCCGTAAACTCCGCTGTAAACCTCAGAACGTTCAAGGATGGGCTGGAGGTTGGCGTCTACGATACCGGGCGCGGTTGCAGAGTTAGCGTTAATAAAGTAGGCGTTGGCATAGGCGGGATCATCCGGCCGTTCGGTATCGCCGTCACGCAGTGGTGTCTTGATAGCGGAAAGGGGAGGCACAGTTTTGCCATTGCCTTTCAGCTTAGCCTCACCCTCACGGTAGGCTGCTTCAATTGCAGCTTTGATTTTTGCTATGGTGCGAGTGTCGGACTTGGGGATGATGAGCGATACAGAGAACTTCGGAGTGCCTCCGTTAATGGACTTAGCCTCCCAGACGTTGGCATAAGACCAGCGGGTGTCGGGTCCGGTGATAACCTTCATAGGATTGCTATTGACTTTGTTTGAATTATTTGGCATGAGATTTTCCTCCTTAAAATTCACTAAAATCTTGTTGCGCAGTGTTGATTGCCGGGCGTTTGTCGCTTTCCGGCACAAGCGTTGGTTTGCCTTGAGGTTTTTCAATGTAGCCGCCGAGAACTTCTTCAAAACGTTTTTGCCCGAGTAGAGAAGTCATGGCGGTGATACCCAGGACTTTGCGTTCGTAGGGGTCAAATCCAGCCGCGCTGACTGCATCAGCCACTGCAGCCTCGTCGGTGTATCTGCGGTTGGAGCGGCCTTCGACCAGCTTCCACCCGTTCCATTGCTTGCCTCCGAGGGCAGCCTGCAGAGCGTAGTCCTTGATGTCCGATGCCCACGAAATCAGGCCGTCAATTTTTCCGAGGATATCTTCAACCTCATCGTCCTCCAGCAGAGGAGGAAGCTTGAAGTCATATCGGGAGAGTTCCAGGTTGCGTTCGGCTCTGGCACGGCACTCGTGCTTCACTTTGCAGAATAGGCACCATTCGCCGCAATTGAATTCTCCGTCCCCGGCGTAAGCGAGTTCGGCAGTTGGCTTTAAAATTTCCTCAGCCCATTGGTACAAGGATTCCTTGAATACCGTGTAGATGGACACGTTATCGCGCCTGGGTTGGTAGATGGTCATGGAAACCGTATCGATGTCGTAGATACCATCGAAAATCTCCAAAGCTCCCAGTGCATACAGCTTCATTTGCGTGTTATCCTCTGCTTCTACCAGTACTCCTTGTCCGTGTTTATAATCCACGATGTGGAGTGTACCGTCCGCGATAACTAAACAGTCGCCGGTACCGAAGCCGCCCTCAACGTATTTGGAAAAGTCGAGCCGCTGTTCGATAAGAACAACCGGGTCGGCACAGCTTTGTTTGGCCATTTCAACCAGTTCGAGGATATAGGCGGCATAGCCGTTGGCGCAGTCCTCCATCTCCGCGTTGTAGAAAGAAAGGTCAGCGGTGGGGTCTTTGGCACGGATACCGAGTGCGACCTTCAGCTTGTACTCGCAGAGCATATGGGCCGACCTTCCTTCAGCGGCATATTCGCTGCCCTTGTCCTCATAATTCTCGCAGAGCCTAGCGGAAGGAGGACAGTTCAGCCACCTGTGAGAGGAGGAAGCGGAAAGGAGAGCGTGGCCCAGGCCAGCTTCTCTTGTGTCTACGGTACAATTGACCTTCTGTTTACTCATTTCCCAGCACCTCAGCTTCCGCAAGCAGTGCCGGATATTCCGCGGGATCGATTTCCGACAACTTCGCAGCGCCGTGCTTTTCCAGTAGGTCCCGAACTTTGGCGGTGTGACCGGCCCGGCTCTTTTCTGCAAGAACAGCTCTGACCGCTTCAAGGCTGATTGGCTTTTCATCCGGTGCAGGGACTTCCGCTTTCGGCTGATCCGTAGTATGGGCATCATCATTACCGCTAAACAAGTCAGCAAGCGACTCCGATATGCTGATAAGCGCTTCGCCGCAGCGCTTTAGCTCAGTAACCACAAGAGAAAGTTCACTCATCTTGCTCATCCGAGTTTCCTCCTTCCGCCCTTTTTCTGTCCTGCCGTGAAATCATCGTTAGCTTCCGGGCAAGGCGTTTTGACACCACACTGATTGCCGTGAGGACATCCGCCAATTCCTCATCCATCTCACGGTCGCGGATTTCGGTGTCGGTTTGTTGCGCTTGTTTTTCCATTTTTGAACCTCCGTTCCGAGGGGTGCTTTTCTTCCCTCACCATCCACAGGACAGAAGTTGGAAAGTTGAGTACTTTTTTTTTAGAAATTTTCTTGATGGTGATGCCCTCTGATATCCGTAGGAAACCAGAGGGCGTGATTGTAAGATCAGATAAAGTCCTTGAGACGCTCCCGCAACTGGGCGAGCAGTTTTGTTTTTCGTTTATTAATAGCTTTCTGAGAAAGGCCGATATCGCTGGCAATTTCCCGCTCTGACTTGCCGACGCTGAAAAGTTCCATGATCCTGCGGTTGTCCGGATCGAGTTCATCTAAAGCGGCATAAAGCTCTTCGAGGAGCAGCTTGTCCGCAACTAGTTCGGCAATGTCAACGGTATCGGCTACCTCAAGGCCATCCTCGGTGAACTTGTCCAGGGATAGTACACTGCCTGTCCGCTGTTTTTCGCATTTGCTGCAGTCCCTGTTGCAGCGGTTGCCGTTTTCATCACGGCAGCGTTTTTCGCGATCTTTGCGTTTGTGTTCAGCCCATGCCGGACGTTTATAGGCACGGTAAACCTCTTCTGTTACGGGGATTTGCTGTCCATCGATTTCGATGTAACGCTTGGTGGTTGGCTGTTGATTGTCATTGATTGGCATTTAATTTCCTCCTGTGATTTGAAATGAGTGAGCAATCGCAGGGAGGAAATTGTATGGCTTAATATATAGGGCATACTTATGGCATTGATTTCCAGGAAAGTGCGTGATACAATGATTTAGTGGGAATTGGTATGAATTGCTTTTAAGCTTTAATGCACCAAATCCATCGGTTTGAAGGAATAAAAAAAGCCCCCTGCGATCTCTCACAGGAGCTACCTAATAGTCCACAAAGTTATGGGGCAATCGTTGTTACGGTTAATAAAGTCAATAAGGTTAACAAGTTTCAAGGGAGGCATAATTTATGAAAAATGATTATCCGCGGCTTTGTGGCGGGACGTTCTTATCTCTGGTACTGCAAGCCCTAAAACAGCGCACAAGCGCCCGTGGACATATTGTCAGCGAGCGAGACGGCCTTTCTAATCCCGAAGTGCTTAGCGGGTTGATTCGGGTTATTAACCCTGACTTTAAAAAACCTAATAAAGATACTTTTGATACAAATACCTCGAATTATATAAAATGCAAAATATCGAGAGGGACTTATTTCCCGTTTGATGAACCAGCAATGATAGATTATTTCGACAAACTCGTAAAGAACGACTATCAAGCTGCACTCACAAATATGTCCGATTTTGTAGATACTTTCATAGAAGTAGGAACAGCCGTCGGCAAAGATGTGCGGCTCGTAAAAGCACTGATTGAACTAATTGCTGCTGATGAAAGCATCGGAGGGGAAGAGCAGTTCTACAGTTGTGAAAATGGACAATTTTTAACAAAAACAGATTTGTTTGAGGTAAAGGAAGTATGCCTTCCAGCTTTTTTACTGGGAATCTGGCATTATATTCTTATTAATAGGAAAGAAAACACTGTAGGTATAGAAACTTACAATAGATGGCATAAAGCCCCGGAGGAACGTCGAGGGAAGTGGACTTTTATTGGTCCAAACGGTGCGAGCATAACCCGTGATATTAAAGTGAACTTTCGTAGCGAGCCTGTAGAAAATATGGCTTCAGCTGACGAATTGCCAGCCCCTGATCAATCGTCAGATTCCCGAGGACATTCGCTGTTACCTGTGACAACATCTGACAGTACAGACCCGAAACGTATTACCGTCAACAATTATGGGACAGTTCAGAATCAGAAGTTCATCTCTATAGAAACGATGAACGGAGACATAAATCTATGAGTGAAAATAGTATGGGAAATGTAGATAATCGTGCCAACATCGGCAATCAAACGATAATTAATATTCAAAATATGCCGGGGAATATTGTATTGCCCGATAGTAAAGTTAAATCGGGTAATACCCCATCTGGAGTACCTGGAGTACAAAATGACTCTGTTTATTATGACGAAGAATTTGACGGTCGTGTCTTAATGCTCGACCGTGCTTTACGCCGTCTCAGCGAAACCATAGAAAAAGGTGATAAAAAACAGAGTGAAACAGTTGTTTGCAGGTTTGTCGATAATCTTAATGAAACTGTTTCTCAAAGTAAGCGACTTATCAATATAGTTGGAGAACTAAAAACATTTGTAGAAAATATAACAAAACTAGCCGAAGAGTGGGCTGTTGCAGCTAAAGAGGCCGAAACAGACACTGAAGAAAGCGGAAAACCGCTCGGGCTGGTATTTGAAGATATAAAGTCTGCCTTGCATTTCTATTTCGATTTTCGACAGGAGTATTTACTGAAGAGAAAATTTACGTTGCCGCAAAATGCAACGCCTATAGAGCGCATGCTCACGATATTCAAACAAACGGTTTCTGATTACCGTATCTACGATTTTGTTTATACCGATCCATGTGTGTCGTTGTCTGCCGATTTGGAAATGGATGTGGAGTATTTTGTTGCGGTTATTAAAGATAAGTTATTGCTGCCGTTCGCTTATTTGCAAAAAGACCCACTGTTTTTAAAAATCAGTGGGTTTGTGCAAACCATGGAGGCTTACAATACATATTTATCAAACCATATGCGTCCAATGAATGATCACAGAGCGGATACTTACGTTCCGTTACACCGTGAGGACAATATCAGCTGGGCCGCAGAATTTCAGGAAAATACCTTAAACTTCCGTAAGGAGCTTGACCGCATTTTCGGTGAAATTACGAATGGGGAAACCTTGTTCATATACGATGTTAGTGAAGATTGTAGCGGTTCGATACCGTTCTTTAAATACCTTTCCGCAGTGAAAGAATATTATAGGAAGCTGAAAACCCTCCTTTACGACAAGACGCCGAAAGAATTCTACAGTTTTTATGTCTGCAATGACTTGAAGTATAATCAAAAAGCCATAGGAAACATAAGCGCAGCCAGACTTTGTTCGTTGTCGCATTTCATCATCATCTCTGGTATAGGGGGCCTGGGGAAGTCGATGATGATGCGCCATCTACTGCTTAACGCGATTGACAACTATGACGAATTAAAATTTTTGCCTATTTTTATCCAGTTGAAAGATTACGGTGAATCAACAGGCGACCTGCATGACTATGTATATTCGGCGGTGAAACGCTTTGATGAAAATATCACAAGCGAACAGTTGACCGCCATCCTCGAAAGCGGTTCGTGCCTTTTGCTATTTGATGGATTAGACGAAATCATATCTGCCTTATCAACGCGGTTCGTTCGAGAATTAGAAAGTTTTGTATGCCATTACCCTCAAAGCTACTTCGTCCTTTCTTCCCGCCCGTTCCGCCAGTTTGTCGCGCTAAATAACTTTTGCGAATTAGAGTTACAACCGTTCAGCAAAATGCAAGCATTGAAAATGATAGACAACTTCAAGTTTAGCGAGGACGAAAGAAAAATTAAGGAGAGTTTTCGCAATCAGTTGGAACATGAGCTGTGGTATAGCCATAGGGAATTCGCCGAGAATCCTTTGCTTCTCACTATTATGCTAATGTCATTTGAAGAGTATTCGATAGTACCGTTGAAAATGTATAAGTTCTATGAGATGGCATTTGAGACGCTTGCCAGAAAGCACGATGACGCTAAACTACTTGTCCGCGAGTTCAAGTCCGGGTTGTCAAAGGATGTAATTGCCGACTATTTGGCGAAGATTTGCTTTCTATCATATAAGGATGAAAAATACGAATTGACTGAAAGCGAATTCAAATTTTATTTCGACCAATGTCAAAATAACACATCTTCAAAAATCAATGCTGATGATTTTCTGTTTGACGTCAGCAACAATCTCTGTTTGTTACTTCATGAGGGCGGTAAATATCGTTTCATTCATCGCTCTTTCCAAGAATACTTTTGCGCGAAAAATCTGAAAAATGGCTTTGAAAAAGTGTCGACGGATAAAAAAGAATTAATGTCAGCCGGGCTTATCAGGTTCTTCGACCGCTTCGATAACAGCGACGATAAAGTGCCTGATATGCTTTATGATATGGTACCGGAAAAGACAGAGGAATTTATCATTATACCTTACTTAGAAAATCTAGTTGGTGATAACTTCGTTGAGGATGAAGATGGGTATTGGGCGTTCCTTGAAAAGGTGTACCCAAGTATTAAGGTTTGGCATGAATACCATGAGCATTACGAAATTGATAGAGAGACCGGTGAGTATACTGACGAATCTTATTACGATTTCAGCATTGATGACAACGGGGCATTTATGGCGAATTCGAAATTGTATTTTTTTATAATTGATACACTGATGGGTTTTGACACTGATAATAGTACGTACTATGACAACGAAGATATTATGGATAAGGTGCCGCAGATAATTAAAGAATTCAAACAAATAGAAGAAACAGAAGCTGACCAATGTAAACATAATGATGCCTCTGAAATAGAGCAGGAGATTTACGAATTTTCAACGTTTGTGAAAGTTGAAGATGATTACTGGTTTTCGGTAAGCGAGGTTCGTAAAAATCCGGAAAAACATGCTAACCTGCTTTCGGTAATTAATAGTAAGGATTTCATCTACAAAAAAGCTTATTATGCATTAAAAGAATATTTAAATGACCTGAAGTCCAAGCAACAGGCTACGGATGATGAGTGGACGGAGGTATTTCTTTAGTGAATTACAGCGAATTCAAAAGAATCGCGAACTATGGCGATGTTAAAAACCAAACGATAATCAATATAAACAAAGTGAACGGTAATATTGTTGGCGGTATATCAGGTGAATATAATCCTACAGTGAAAGATTTTTATCGAAACTTGTTGGTTTATCTTGAGTCAAAACGCGTTTTATTTAACCCTGGCGCAGTAGAACAGAAAGAACACTGCATTGCCTCTGTGCTTGAAATGAAACAAACCTTGGCTAGCAGTGTTATGGGAATGAGTTTTACCGATAAAGAGCTACAGCCTATACGGGATATGATTGAAGCTTGCAATAATTATCTTGATAAAGTAGGCATTTTCAATGGTCATGGATTCATCATAGACCACCAGGATTGGGAATGGTTTAATATGTCACCCAACGGTGCTTTAGGAAGTTTACGGATGGGATTCCGTTCCGTAATAGAGAACATAGAAAGGGATTATGGTCTGAAATATAACAAGGAAATTAGATAACTGCCCTGAATACTGTCGTGTAGTCTGCAGAGGGCAATCCATAAGGAGGAACAACAATGACGAACCAGCCGGAAAAATGGTCCAGCCTTGAAGAAATTGCTGAGTATCTTGGCGTCAGCAAGGATACCATTCGCAATTGGATAAAAAAAGGCGTTATTCCTCATCGTAGGATAGGTAAGCAATACAAGTTTAAGATATCTGAAGTGGATGCTTGGGTTAATAGCGGCAAAAGCGCAAAGATTGAGTAAACGAAAATAAACTTTGTAAACGAGAGAAAACATATGCAAATTCTTGACAACGTGACTAAAACCGTCAAAGATGACTTGGCGGCAACGGTATCAAAAGGTGATAAATTATCGATAGCCGCTGCTTGTTTTTCAATATATGCTTACCAAGCGCTCAAAGAGCAGCTTGATGGGATTGACGAGCTGCGCTTTGTATTTACCTCACCGACCTTCTTGAAAGAAACAGCACCTAAGGAGAAGCGTGAGTTCTATATCCCTCGGCTTAATCGCGAACGATCTTTGTATGGCACGGAATTTGAAGTCAAGCTGCGTAATGAACTGACCCAGAAGGCGATTGCCCGCGAGTGTGCAGAGTGGATTCGGAAAAAGGTACGCTTCCGCTCTAACATAACCGGTGGAGCGATGAGCGGATTCCTTAGTGTGGTCAAACCCAATGAAGCAATAGCCTATTCGCCATTAAATTCGTTCACAACTTCGGACTTGGGGTGCGAGCGAGGCAACAACATAATGAACCTTGTCAACCGCATTGACGCTCCGCTGTCTGGAGAGTATGTTAAGATGTTCGAACAGATATGGAATGACAAGAACCTACTTCAGGATGTGACAGAACAGGTTATTGACGGCATCACAGCCGCCTACAACGAAAACTCGCCTGAGTTCATTTATTTTGTAGCCATTTATAATATTTTTAACGAGTTTCTTGAGGACATAAGCGAGGACGTACTGCCGAACGAGGCGACAGGGTTCAAGGAAAGCAAAATATGGAGTAAACTATACAGTTTTCAAAAGGACGCGGCTCTTGCAATTATCAACAAACTGGAAAAGTACAACGGGTGTATCCTTGCCGACAGTGTCGGCTTAGGTAAGACATTCACTGCCTTGGCCGTCATAAAATACTACGAGCTCCGTAACCGCAACGTGCTGGTGCTATGTCCAAAGAAACTAGGTGATAACTGGCTAACATTTAAGGAAAACTATCTCAACAATCCTATAGCCTTAGACCGACTGCGATATGACGTACTATACCACACTGACTTATCTCGAGAGCGTGGCTTTTCAGGGAGCATAGACCTCTCGAAACTCAACTGGAGCAACTACGACCTGGTAGTCATAGACGAATCGCATAACTTCCGTAATGGCGGCGATTATTCGGGGAGTGGTGAAGCCAAACGCGAGAACCGTTATCTGACCCTGTTGAACAAGGTCATCCGCAAAGGCGTGAAAACAAAAGTATTGATGCTTTCTGCGACGCCAGTCAACAATAAGTTCTCCGACCTGCGGCATCAGCTTGAACTTGCTTACGAGGGCAACGCTGCACTCATAAATGACAAACTCGACACTGCAAAGCCGATTGATGTAATATTTCGCAACGCTCAAACTGCCTTTAATAAATGGAGCAAACTCGACCCGGAAGAACGCACGACCGAGAACCTTCTTCGGTCACTCGACTTTGACTTCTTTACATTACTTGACAGCGTAACAATTGCACGTTCCCGTAAGCATATTGAGAAATACTATAACACAGAAGAAATAGGCAAGTTTCCAGAAAGAATGAAGCCGCTTGCCCTGCGCCCGAAATTGACCGACCTACCATCGGCGATTGACTACGATGAAATCTACGAACAGCTTATGCGGCTGAATCTTGCTGTATATATCCCAACCGACTTTCTTCTCGAAAGCCGCCGCGCCAAGTACATAGACCCGAGCGTAAACATTGACCGAGCCGGTCGCGAAATCGGCATTCGCCGCTTGATGTGTATCAATCTCCTAAAACGGCTTGAGAGTTCTGTATATTCATTCCGCATCACGATTGACCGGGTGAGGAAGCTGATAAACGGCACGATTGCCGACATCGATGCTTTCACTAGCGGTGGCAGCAAGATTATCAACACACAGGAAATCACTGATACTGAATTTGACGCCGACGACGCCAACACTGATTTTTTTGAGCATCAGGGTAAGAAATTCGACATCGACCTTGCCGATATGGACTATGTGTCCTGGCGTGAGAAGTTAGTCGAGGACTCTGAAACCCTCGAACTGCTCTCAATGATGATCGAGGACATCACCCCTGAATTCGACAGAAAACTACAAACGTTGATAGGCATTATCTCAGACAAGATACAGCGGCCGTTTAATCCCGGCAACAAAAAAGTGTTGCTATTTTCTGCGTTTTCGGATACAGTTGACTACCTTTATTCCCAAATCGCTCCGCTCATGAAGCAGCGGTTCGGGATTGACGTGGCCATGATAACTGGCACGACAGACGGCAGGACAACTGTCAAACTGCCGCGCACTAATATGAACACAATACTGACTTTGTTTTCGCCGCTTTCAAAGGACAAAGCTTTACTGATGCCTAACAACCCCGCGGAAATAGATATCCTCATCGCTACGGACTGTATATCCGAGGGGCAGAACCTTCAGGACTGCGACTTCTGCATCAATTACGACATCCATTGGAACCCCGTTCGCATTATCCAAAGATTCGGGCGCATTGACCGTATTGGTAGCTGCAACGCCAGGATTCAGCTGGTGAACTTTTGGCCTAATATCGATTTGGACAAGTACCTTGAATTAAAAGGCCGCGTTGAAACCCGAATGAAAGCTTCCGTTATGACGTCAACAGGCGACGACAACCCGATTGACCCCGAGGAGCAGGGCGACCTGGAATACCGAAAGGCGCAGCTTGAACGCCTGCAGAACGAGGTCGTGGACATCGAAGAAATGCAATCCGGCGTTTCGATTATGGACTTGGGTCTGAATGAGTTTAGGCTTGACCTACTTGAATACATCAAGCACCACGATAACCTCGATAAAGTCCCATTCGGTCTTCATGCAGTTGTGAGAGGAAACGACGATGCGCCGGATGGTACAATATACATTTTAAAAAATCGCAATGCGGGCATCAACCCGCAGAACAAGAACCAGCTTCATCCGTTCTATATGGTGTACGTCCGTGATGGCTCGGTTATCCATATCGACCACCTGCAGCCGAAAAAACTCCTCGACGCTTTCAGGCGTCTATGCAAGGGTAAATCAGTTCCGGACCAAGAGCTTTGCCACCAATTCAATGCCGAAACGAAAAACGGCAGAAATATGCGCCATTATTCGGACCTTCTGTACTTTGCCGTAAAGTCCATCGTGGACTTGAACGAGGACAACTCTATCGACAGTTTTCTCTCCGGCAAACAGATATCCCTGGCTGCGAACACGATTGACGGTCTGGACGACTTTGAGCTGGTCTGCTTCCTGACCGTAAAGTGA